ACCTGGCTCGACGAATACCTTGGGGATGCAACCCTGGTGAATACTCTTAGATTCAGATTGGCGACCAGAAACAGCAAGATGCTTATTGGATTTACGCCGATTGACGGCTTTACGCCCTTCGTAGCCGAATACCTAGCTGGAGCCGAGATAGAAGAAACTAGATACGCGGAGCTACTCGACAGGGACTTGCCAGTTGTGCAGAATTGCAGCACTAGAGATGCCAAGATAGTATATCTGCACTCCGACGAGAACCCCTGGGGCGGTTACAAGAGAATCGCAAAGGACCTTGCCTCTCAGCCAGAAGAAGAAATCATGGTTCGTGCCTACGGCATTCCCGTAAAGAGCATGACCTCCTTGATTCCGATGTTCAGCACTTCAGTGAATGTCTTGAGCGATGAAAAGAATCAGCACGGGATGCAGTTCCCTGACGTCACTGATAAATCTAAATTTACCTGCTACCAGGTTCTGGACCCTGCGGGTGCCAGGAACTTTGTTTGCATCTGGGCCGCGGTCAATGCGGATGGAGAGGTCTACATAATGCGAGAGTGGCCAGATCGATACACCTATGGCGAATGGGCAATCTTCGGCGAGCCCAGGTGGAAGTATGGTCCAGCAGCTAAGAAAATAGGATTTGATATATCTTCTTACGTGGAGTTGTTCCATGAAATAGAGAAGGAAATGAAGGTCAATGTTTACGAGCGTGTAGGGGACAGCAGATACTTTGCTAGGGAGAATGAGAACAACGAGGACCTTTTTAAGGTGTTCTCTGACCAAGGTATGGACTTTGTGCCTAGCAGCGGGGTAAATGAAGATACTGGCATTACTGCCCTGGACGAGTGGTTCAGCTATAACCCTAACGCCAGTATTGATGCCGCAAACAAGCCTCAGTGCTTCATTCATGAAGACTGCGGAAATCTTATAGACAGCATCATAAACTACAACTCCAACGGAAAGAATGACGAACCGCTGAAGGACTTTTTTGACGTAATGCGCTATTTGCGTATGATAAACTCTGGGGACGGACCAGATCACTACGACCCCAGGATGATAAACGCCCTGCAATCCAGACAAGGAGGATACTAATGCCAAAGATAAAACTAATACATATAGCCAAGGAAAAGGAAGTCTCTTTTGAGGAAGCCCTTGAAGTCGCCAATAAATGCCTGAGCAATGAAATGCTTACTGGCAAAGGCAAGGGCACCTGGGTAAACGAAGACGGACAGGATATACTCGATGGAGCCATAGAGATACCAGAGATATATCCCAAGCATTACTATGGAAGGGTGGTTAGACTGGCCCCGAACCCGTCATACGTCTATGCTAATATTGAAGAGTTAAATAAGGTTGTTCCTTGCGTAGTCCCCAGAAAGACCCAAAGCTTAATGCTGCACAAGAGAATAAGCATTGAAGAAATTAAGGACAATTCTGGTTCAACATTCAGGCAGATGAAGATAAAACCCTTCTAGGATGTCAGAAGAGGAAGATACATTGAACCAGGAATGGCTCGATTCTAACACGGATCGATTGATTGCGTGGGAGATACTCAGAAGAACATTAACGCTAGATTGCAGGGAAATCCCGTCACAAAAATTATGTGATATGATAGGAGTGCCCAAAAACTACGTATTCAACGTCATAAAGAGAGCACAAAAAGTATGCATCAAGGAGCCTCGGAATCATTAACATATTATAGTAAGAAACCAGACGTAGGGACATTGAAAAATGCCTACGATCAAACTGTGCTTGAGCTTGAGTCATACTTTGACCAATGCCGCAATGCATACGACGAGCGCAGAAATTTCTGGCCTGGCAAAAGTCGGGACCTCAGGAAGCATGGCGCGGACGCATTCCCTTGGGAGGGCGCAAGCGACATGGAGTCGCACGTCATAGAAGAAAGAATTAGTAGACTTGTAGCACTGCTGACATCCAGCCTTAAAAGGGCTAACGTCAGAGCATTCCCTACCGAAGGTACGGATGCAGAGCGAGCCAAAATAGTATCCAGTTTCATGAAGTGGATGATTGGCAGTGGCTACATACCTAGGTTTCACCGCGAAATGGAGCTGGGCGCGAACTACCTGCTGGAGAGAGGTATACTGATAACTTATGTAGGATGGCTCATTGAAGACAGAAGAATTATACAAAAATTAAATTTAGAGCAAATTGTAGAGTCAGTCCCAGAGATCGGAATGCTGATGGACCAGGGCGATGACGAAGAGGTAATAGTAAGACTGCAGGCAGCTTATGATGGGGTCACCGATAAGAGGGCAAAGAAAGCGGTATCAGATCTTAGAAAATTTGGTTCCGCAGAGTTGCCTACAATAAAGAGAAGCGTTGATGCCCCAGAGGTAAGAACTCTTTCTCCCGACGGAGATTTCTTCTTTCCTTCGCACGTTACTGACCCGCAGCGCAGTCCTTATTGCTTCTGGAGAACGTATTACACACCGCAGGAACTCGAGAACAAGGTCCTGACGGACGACTGGGACGAGAACTTCGTAGACACGATCATAAACAACTACGGCGGTGTAGACCAGGACCTAGATGCCGAGCAGGATCACAGGCGGGGAACGGGACACATCAGCAGCTACGAATCCGATGAACTCATTGAAATCGTGCACTGCTACCAGAGGTTAGTTGATCCTGACGATGGAGCTGAAGGCATATATAGAACTATCTTTCACAAGGAATACAGCTCTTCAACCGAACAAGATTATGCTAAGTTCGAGCTTATGAATGGCTACGACGACTACCCAGTAGTTGTTACTAGGCTCTCTGAGGAGAGCAAGCGCATGTATGACACAACCACTGTCCCTGACTTGCTTCGAGGTATACAGCAGCAAGTAAAGGTCGAACGAGATAGCAGGATAGACAGAAATAGTCTAGTTACGCTTCCTCCGATCATGCACCCAGTCAACCAACCTCCAATGGATTGGGGTCCTGGCAGGTATGTTCCGCGCAGGCGCAAGGATGACTACGAATTCGCTGATGTCCCTGACGCTACTTCATTGCAAGGCAGCATAGACATGGAAAAGACGCAGCTGGACCAGGCGGACAGATTGCTAGGCTTGGACGAGGACAGTGAAATTTCTAAGATCCGCAAGCAGTTCTTGGTGGATAAGTTCTTGGCGCATGGAGCGGAGGTTCTCCGCATGTGCTTTACTTGCTTTCAGCGATTCGGCCCTGACTACGTATTCTTTAGAGTTACTGGAGTGCCCGATCCGCAGGAGTTCAGCAAGGGAGATCCTAGCGAAAACTTTGATATCACAATTTCATTCGACAGCATCAATACTGACCCAGATACTCAGGAAGCAAAGCTAAAGCAGCTTGTTGACCTGGTTAAGTTGGACAGGAACGGCAGAATAAATGTAGATAATCTATTGATTGCCTACGCTAGTAGCATAGACCCAATCTTGGCAGACGTAATTCTACAGAAGACAGAAGCTGCAGCAGAAGATGTCCAGAGAGACATCTTGGATGACCTCACTAAGATTCATGCTGGCATTGAAATGCCTGCTAGACCTAACGGTGTAGCTGCAGCAATGCCAATAATCCAAAACTACATGCAGCAACAAGACATTCAAATGAAGATGCAGCAGGACCAGGCATTCGCTCAAAGAATTCAAAAATACATGCAGCAATACACATTCCAGCAGCAGCAGCAAACTAATGCTACTGAATACGGATTGTATGGCACCGAGGCGGCGTCAATGGGAGATGTTCAAACTCAAAACATGGATCAATAATATGAGTCTACAGAAGAATTTAGAAATGCTTCAGAATCACGAGACCTTCGCGGCTCTTGTTCAAGAAATAGTAAGAATGCGCGAAGAGTGCATCTCTGAGTTGCATTCAGCAGATACAGACAAACTCAGTCAAATATCTGGAAAAATCTTAGCATACGATGAAATTACTTCCCTGTGCGGGAAGGAGATACTCCAACGGAGATTTCCAGAAGCCCAGTAGAGTAAAATCTTGTGCTATAATCACAACATCGCCATCGCTGGCGTAAAAAGCGTAAATTATGAGTGAAGTCAACGAAACGGCGTCCGCTGCAGCCGAACCAGAGCAAGCGACCAATATGTCTCCATCAGAGTTTGCCAACAGGAGGGCCAATGAATTGACCCAAGAAGTTGAAGAACAGCCAGAACAAACTGAAGTCGAAGAAACCGAGGAAACCTACAATCAGGAAGCTGAAGTAAGTGCCGAAGAGGCAACTGAAGAAGTAGAAACCGAGGAAGAAGGATCAGTCCATGTTGAGGAAGGGGAACAAGATGTTCTTTCTCAAATTGAATTAGATGATATGACCGATGAAGAGCTCCGCGAGCTTTCCGATAAACTGGGAAGTCGAGCAGTAGCTAGATTCGGTGAACTGACTGCTAAGCGTAAAGCTGCAGAGGCTGAAGTTGAAAGGCTTCGGTCCGAAATGGGCAATAAGTTGCAATCTGAAGTTAAGGAATCAGAAAACCCTTACAACAATATAGACTCAATTGAAAAGCTGCAAGCAGTGCAGCAGGAGATCGAGAATGTAGTTGAGTGGGCGGAAGACCTCATCTTCGATAGCGATGGATACGGCCCCGACGACATACTTACAGAGGTCGATGGCAAGGAATTGACTAAGTCCGAAGTAAGGAAGCACCTGCAAAACGCTAGAAAGGCCGACAAGAAATACATCCCAGCCCAGCTTAAAACTATTGAAAAACGAAATTCTGCACTCTCCGCAAGGAAGACACTGCAGGATCAAGCAACAAAAGAGTTAAGTTGGATGAACAAAGAAAATGAAGTAAGCGATAAATACAAGCAGATGCTCGATGACCCAAGGTTGAAAGATCTTGATAAATTCGACGCTGAAATTGCAGCTCAATTACCTTATTTGCTAGCTCATGCAGCTAATAGTATGTATGCCAGACAGCCCATCGAGAATACCCAAGGAAATAGGTCCTCAAGACTGAAGCCTCCTTCGGGGACCCCTGGATCAGCAAAGACAGAGAAAACCATATCAAAAGGCCTGAAGAATCTTCAGAGCGCGTCTAATCAATTCAAAGGAAGCGGAAGAAAAGATGACTTCATAAAAATGCGAACCTTACAATTAACCCGTTAATACTATATAAATAACCTATCATGGCAAACCTATCAAATACATACGAACCAAATGCTCCTGCAGGAAAATCAGGTAGCGGTTCAGCGATCTCTAACAGAGAAGATCTGTTGGACGTTCTAACTATCCTAGCCCCAGAGGAAACACCAGTTCTCTCTTCGGCTAATAAAAGCAAAGCAAAGTCCACTTTTGTTGAGTGGACCGTTGACGGCCTAGCCTCTCCAACTACCGATGGCATTGGTGAAACCGTAGACGTAACATTTGGTGCTCAGTCCGACAAGTTCGCTAATCGCGTTCGTCTCGGTAACTACATCCAAAAGTTCCGCCGCGACTACATGGTTTCTGACCTGCAAGACGCAGTTGATTCAGTTGGCCCTGCTAAGTTTGCACAAGCTGAAGCAAAGGCTATCCGCGAGCTAAAGCGCGACGTTGAAGCTACACTCATTTCTGACAACGAAATGGCTGCTGAAAACGGCACTAACCCTTACAAGCTTCGTGGACTTGGCAACTGGATTGAAAGCGATGCGCAATCAGTGAACCCAGTTCCTTCGGACTACCGCACACCCGACACCAGCATTCATAAGTCTGGCGAAGGTGACTTCTCCGAGGACGTCCTCAACAACCTGATCACAAGCATCTACAGACAAAGTGGAGCAAGCGAGAGCCTTACTCTTGTTGCTGATACAGCTCTTAGACGCAAGATCACTGAGTTCGCTCGTTACGCCCCTACTGTAGACAGCAAGACTGCAATCAGAAATGTTAACTACGAAGGTGGAAACGCTGAAATCAAGTTCTCCGTTGAGCTTTACCAAAGCGATCACGGTGTAGTTTCCGTTGTGAACATGAACCCTGACTGTGCTCCTGACCAAACTAACAAGGACACAGGATACCTACTCAACCCCGAGTATTTCGGTGTAGCTGAGCTAATCCCAATGGGAAGCACTCGCCTACCTAACCTCGGTGCTGGTGAAAGAGGATACGTTGACTGCGCGTTGACATCCTTGGTATTGCACCCAGGCGCTCACGGCAAGATTACATCCCTCGCGGATCCTGCTTAATTAAATTAAAATAACTAGGGTCGGGGGCGCGAGCCCCCACCCTTTTTTTTTATGGATATTATTATTCCTAATATTAAGCGCTACTCGGACGGTGAAATTGACCGTGCTTTTATGCGAGAAATTAAGAATGGCTTCAAGTTAGAAGAAGCCAACGAAAAGAAGCGCACTGACGTGGCCGTAAAAGAGGCTAAGGAGCACAAGGGTAAAACGCACCCAGTCCTGGGTAAGTGCGTAGCCACTATGCCAGCTAGAGATTTCTTTAGACTAACTAAAAAATATGGGCATGATGCAGTGCACTCCAAGGAGTTCTTGAGTTATTACAACAAGAAGTTCCCAGAGATGTCCCCAAATAAAATTTAAAATGTCACTTGAAACAAGAACCTACTCGGACCTCCTAACTCAGATAAAAGCTAAGTTCGGCGCAAGCGGACTGAGCACATCCGAAGAAGCAATGATCCTTCCCCTGGTTAACGCCAGGGCTTTCGGAGCATACCAGAGCAGCCAGAACTGGCCCAGGTATCTTGTTACCAGTGAACCTAGATCGGTTAACGGACGACAAGTCGTAATCAGATCTGAGGATGGCTTAAATGTTCATGGAGCGGGTACAGAAGCCGTAAATGGACTATATGAAAACGTAGGAACCTACAACGGTTCCCCCGCATACAGCCTGAAGCAATACTCTCCTAGCTACTACTTGAGAAACGACACTATATCCTTCTTCATTAGACCTGGAGGCGGAAGATACCTGGCTGGAGGAACAAACATATACAGCATAAGAAAAAATGCATCCAATGAATGGGAGCTTGTAGACGGATCAGGCTACGATGATTCAAGCGCTACTGTTTTGTATAAAAATACTACTGGAGCTACGGCGGAGCTCGGGGCATGGATCACGCAATACGGAGAACCTAATGCTCCGTCGGTTTTTAAACTCGAGTCCATATCTGAATACATGAGGGTGCACTTGACTCCTTCGTTCGTTAATTCTTCATGCAGGGAGTTTGATTTCTTTGTGACGGCTGAAGGAGGTCACATCTTGAATTTGCATCCCTCTAATAGCGCAGTTGTCTACGTTACATATAAAAAGGATTTTTCGGAGTTCAGCGCGGACTCCACTGACATCCCCAGGGAGTGGTTCTATTTCATAGCTGGAGCAGTATATTCTGATCTGCTAAGGATGCAGAACAGAAATGAGCAGGCACAGACCGAAGAGGCCCTTGCCCAGAACTATCTCAACAACGAAATGGAGAGAGTAAATAACATTAACAACAATAACCTAGTGCGAAGATTCAGCACGCACCTGTCAAGGCAGGGACGATAAAAATAATCTGATATAATAAGACCATGTCAACAACACGAAATAATGCATTGCAATTCTCTAGCGTGGGATCTAAGGTCCTGGGCGATACAGACGATATAACAAACGGAAGGATAGGAGCTATACAGGTTGTTACAGCAACCAACTTTAGCACCCTTACCGCCGCGAACGTAGACCAATCCGATCAAGTATTGACTGGCTCTTCCATCCCAGCTGGAACTGTTCTTTACGGAGAGTTCACGGATGTAACCGTAAGTACTGGCTTAGCAATTTGCCACAAATACTAGTAGCTATCATGGACCTTAGTCTATCAAACGGCTTGAAGCCTAGAACTTAAGTAGAGGTAAAGCTATGCCCAATAAAATTGTATCTAAAGATATTGACGATTTTCTCACGAAACCTACCAAGGAAGAGGCGGCTACATTTTTGGGTCTAGAAGACACGAAGGCTCAATGGGGTCAGATAACTGGAACCCTAACTAACCAATCGGATTTGGTTGACGCATTAGCTCTAAAAGGAAGTGCTAGTGATGTGGCTATTAACACGGCAAAAGTTGGCATTACAACCGCACAAGCAAGTGCTATTACAGCCAACACTGCTAAGGTAGGAATTACTTCAGCGCAAGCGGATGCTATTACAGCCAACACTGCTAAAGTTGGAATTACTTCAGCGCAAGCGGATGCTATTACAGCCAACACTGCTAAGGTAGGAATTACTACCGCCCAAGCTACTGCCATAGCCACAAACACTAGCAACATAGCAACTAACACGGCTGACATCCTTGACAAAGCACCAATAAGCAATCCGACATTTACAGGAGACGTAACAGCTTCTC